GCAGCACTTTCTGGGAAAATCGCCGCTCTTGAGGCTCGCGAAAGGAAGCGCGCCGCTCACGAGAAGAATAGTTCCCTCGTTGAAAATGCTATGGCAGACCTTGCTGAGTGGCATCCGGACGAATCTACTCGCACAAACATGGAAACCCTCATTTCCACTTCGAATAGTCCCAAAGAAACTATTGAAGCGTTTGTGACTTCCTACAAGGGTTCGGTTCCGAAATATCCTCATCCGACTATGGAAGAGTTTGACGCATCGTTTGGTGCATCTGATCCCCCCGAAGTTCTTAAATATGCGACCGAGGGTACTGATGCGTTGGCATTGGCTCGCGAAGCGTCCACTCAATACGATGAACTCGAAAGCAAAGGTCTCGTTTCCGCTTCTCGAGAATCGTTTGTTTCCACTCAACTTAATGCCACAAAAGGCGAAATCGCTAGGAGATAAACATGGCACTTTCTGCTGATGTCTTTTACGAGACCACCGTTACCGATGTAAATGCGTTTCCTCTTACTAACGCAGTTACTTGTTATGCGGGATCTCTAATTGGTTTAGACGATAGCACTGGATATGCTGTCCTTTGGGCAGACACGGCAAACTATATCTTTGCCGGAATTGCTCTGAAGGGAGCGACCGGAGACACTTCCGCAAGTCCGGTGGTAAATGTGAACGTAAACTGTGGTGGCTTGATCTTGAAAAAGGTCTCCGTCACGGGTGTGTCGGCAATTACTAATGTAGGGGATAAGGTGTATGCGACTGATGACAATACGCTGACCACCTCCGCAACCAGTAACGTGCAAGAGATCGGGATCATTAGTGACTGGTACTCAAGCACCACCTGTGACGTTCAGCTTTACAGTTTGGCCGAATACCAGGGTGTAACTAACTCGTAATAAGGGTGAGGAGATAAAACAATGGCTGTAGGGCAAATCGTTAGTGCCAATACCCTCACTGCGGGTATTCGTGCTGATTTCGCTGACGCTTATCGTCAGTCTTACGAGGGGGTCGCTGCTCGACTCTCTTCCGTCATGGATCTGGGGATTCCCTCGGATAAATTGACAGAAATTTATGCGTACTTTCAGAGTGCTCCATACCCCCGTCTCTGGACTCGGGGTCAGGGTATTCCGGCAGACGCATTCGGTTCGGTTCAGTTTTCGGTGACAAACCGAGACTGGGCTATTAGGATCGAATGGCACGAGAACGATAGAGAAGACGACTTGACTCGTTCTCTCATGGAACGTGCCAGGGAAGCAGGTCGCAACTTTGCGACTCTTCCGGAGCGGATCTTTTTTCAGCTTTTGCTGAATGACTCGAGCAATACTGAGTTGCTCCCCGCAATCCCAAACGCTCCCGATGGTGCGGCTATGTACGCAACTACCGATTCCGGCGGTTCGGCCCGGTTCGGGATCACAAACGGGAATCTTCTGACCGGCACCGGAATCGCCTCGAGCGCAGCGGTGAGGAATGATTTCTTTGGTGCGGTTGAGCAGATGCGTGGTTTCCAGGATACCGAGGGGCAACCGTTGTGGAGCGATAGCGTTCTCGACCGTGGGTTCTCGGTGGTCTTCGGTGTTCACAACTGGCAGGTTTTCGCAGAAGCGTTCCAACAGGGACGTACTCTTGCTGCCGCAACTACTGCACAGAGTAACGCCGCGGTGACTAACATCATCATGGAATCGGGTCTAAACATTGACCTGTGGCCGACTCAGCGTATTCCTACTAGCGACGATGATTTCTTCGTCTTTAGTAAGGGAGCTCCGCACAAGCCTGTCTTCCAGCAGATGCGCCGCGCACTTCGGGAGTCCTATGGAAACATGGACAACTCCGACTCGGCTCGAGAGACCAAAATCGAGCACGTTCAATGGGATTCGCGTGAAGGTTACGGACTCATGTTGCCGTACCAGACCGTGAAGATTAACAACTAAACTTCGACTTAGTGTCGGAGATCATTGCTGGCACAGGTCGCGTTCTTCTGGGCGCGACCTGTGCTAACCGACTAGCCGGGAGAACTCTAATGACAGAAGCAACAGTAAAGCCTAAGCGTCGCGGTCGTCCCCCAAAAACCAAAAAGGAGACGACTCCTGAAGTGGTCGATAAAGTCGAAGAAATCAAGGTTGATGATGATTTCGTAAAGGCCACAACTATCCGATCCAGCGGTACAATTCAGATCCAACCAGCGAAAGTTAAGAACGAAAAACGCTATATGATCTGGATGGGGACCACAGAGGAATGCCCTTACTGGACCGTCCATGCGGGTGGTGCGGATTTTCCCCGACACAACGAATTGTTGCATTGGGATAAGGATGGGAGCGTCACAAATCGGGAGCGTGTTTTGGGGAAAACCTTGGAACTCAGTCGAACCGATATTGAACTGATAGCCAAGGCTGTCGGCAAAAAGATGGTTCGCAAGGAAGGTGCTCGGGCGTTTGTCCTGAATGCAGATTCTGACCGATATCGTCAAAAGGAAAGTGACCAACCCTTGGGAAAATTCCTCTACATGAAAGTGGTTGAGGATAAAATGCCAAATAATTGGCGCGGTGAAACTCCTGAAACTATGGTGTAGTCAGGGATATAAAAAATGAGTAGCCCATCTCGGTCTGAAGTTGAAACACAGATTTCAAACATCGTTGCGATTCTGGAGCATTTCCGGAAATATGCGGGGGTTAGTTCAGACAATTTCATCGATGATGAGGACACTCTTGTACAGAGTTTAGAAACGGATTATGCCCCTGAGACCATGAATGCGATTGCCGGATTCAGGTCCAGCTTGGTGGGTGCCATGAACTCCGGTGCCTCCATGATGAGTCCTATGTTTCTGCAAATGGGTCAAGTGATTGATGCGCCCGAAACGGCAATTCAAACTATCTTGACCCGTTTGTATGACTACATGAACGATAACTCCCTAGCTGTCACGAGCCGGGGTTTTACTTATGGTGCGGTGAGTGACCCAGGGACAAGCAATGTCGGTTCGGGAACCGTGAAGCGTTTGACTTCTGATGAAAACGCTTATGCAATCGAAAACTGCACTCCAGAAGTAAAAATAGCCGAATGCGTTTCGGATGCTCATTCTGGGGCAACCAAAAACGAGGAGGTCTTTCAGTTCCGTGGATCAGATGCGGAAAAAGATTCCCTAAAAATCACCGGGTCCGGCCTTACTTCGCAGTTAAGAGCGGTGTCGGCAAGAAACTCATTAACTGGAAATTCCAGTTTTACTTTCTATACCGGAACAACCGCTGCTCCCACTGACATAAACGATTGGACTGTCAATGGAGATATTGCAAACTTTCAGATCGATACTACAAATTATTATCGGGATGATCCAAGTGATGGTGGAGCACCCGCATCTTTGGTTTTTGAAACCAACGATTATATTTCGCAAGCCTTCAGTGTCAGGAACATCTCAATTAACCCGAATGTTCCTTATTACTGCTCGATAGCTTATAACCGTCAGGTGGGGTCTGGGGATGGGAATCTCACACTTACTTGTGGAGATCAGACCGCTACCGTGGCACTGTCGGCGCAAACCGGGTGGAATATTTTAGAGATTACGATGGGTCAAAAATCTTGGCTCAAGACGTTTAATACGTCTACCCCGATTGTCAAGGTTGAGCTCGCATCAAATACAACCGGGACAGTCCTCGTTGATGATCTGATTTTTACACCCTTTCAGTTGTTTGATGGTCTTTGGTATCTACCGCTTGGGGGTGCCACTCCGTTCTTGAGACTGGATGACTTCACATGGACCGATTCCGCTACTGAATCGGTTTTACAGTATTGGTTCTGGAAATCGCTCGGCAGGTATCTTCCTCACGCGACGGGGGGATCCGTGACCTGGGCAGACCCTTCGTAGGTGATCTATGAGTTTGACGCTTAACGTCCAGAACAGATACGGAACTCAGTTTCTCGTAAATCTGACAAACCCATCAGACCCGTCTGCAACAACGATAGATACAACCCGTCTCTCAAATTCGTGTACCGATACCGAAGCGGATTTTAAAATATACGCTGGTACTATCTATGACGATACGGATGCCAGGCATGTCACGGTTGCCGTTGATGGGGTAATTGCGAAACTTGCCGTGAGAACAGGCACAGGTGGCAATTATGCCCGTGTAACCCATGAAGAGTATCTTGAGAGATTGCGTCATTTAGCACTGGTGACTGGTCGAGACAGGATTTCCCCACGAACGGATTCCGTTCTTCAGCCTTCTCCGGAACAAGTTGGAGAGGAAGTTGTGCGACCGGCATTCGACTGGAGACGTTTTACCGACCTTATTCCGGGTGGACCTGCTCCAGGAAACGACTGGGATCATTCATAAGAGGAGGGTATCAGATGACCGATCCGGTCAGTCAGAGGATTACCCTTTTCGAGAAAGACTCTTCCAAGTTATCGGTTCTCAAGAAGAAATTACGAAATCCTTCTAAGATCCTGAAGAGCGTTGGTTCGGTATTTACCAAGCAAGCTCAAAGGGCATTTAGAGATCAAGAACTCGGCACCGAGCGATGGAAACCTCGCTATCCGAATCAAGCGGAACCGTTTATCAATATAGCGGGTGCTTTGAGTGACTTTTCCGTGGGAAGAACCAAGCCTCTACCGAGAAGGTTTGATCGGGTTCCCGCTGCCGTGGATACCGGAATCCTTTGGAGATCCATATCCAATGCTTCTTCAATTTCCATAAAGGGACGGCATGTTCTCGAGGTAGGGGTTACTGGTGTAGCTCAGAAATATGCCTCTTATCAGCAATATGGTGGGACAACATCTCAGGATGTTACCTCCCAGGCTCAGGAGGGCATTGCTGACTGGATGAAGGATTTGCGAGGTAAGAGGAGGGATATAGCCTACTTTGATAGAAGTCAAAAAAAGTGGGTTATGGGAAAGGAGAAGGTCAAGGAAAAAAAGAAGAAGGATAAAAAGTCTCCGGTTCATTCGTCGGATATCGAAAAGTCTTCTCAAGCAAAGCGTTCCTCGAATGGGGCAAAAACGGTCAATAAAAAGATAAACGTGGGAGGGGTTCTCCGGTCTCCCGTTGAGATCAAGGAGAAGATGGAGCGTCACCCAGGCAGGACTAAAGTTGACCGATTGATCCGACTGAATGATATGATAGGCAGAGCAGAGAAACTCGGATTTCTTATGAATAGAACAAGGCTTTTAACCGAGGTTGTTGCTCGACCATTTCTCGGATTTACTACCACATCAAGCGAAAAAGCGATAGAGATTATTGAGGAGGGATTGACAGGAGATGTCAACAGCAGCGGTTAGGGATGTCCTTCGGGTTCCGGGTCGTCTCGTCATCAATCCCACTGACATTACAACAGCATTCCCTCACGGTGGAACGGAGATGGGTTTGACCAGAGATGCAGAGATGCGTCTTGGTATTTCCACCAGCATGGTGACCGCGGAAGAGTGGGGTCAGGTTCCGGTTGAAGCAGTCTATTCTGGGGAAAGTGCTGTTTTTGCCGCGGTTCTCAGAGAATGGGACAATGACGCACTTAACAACATTTTCCCAAATACCGGAACGGGTTTGATCAGCGGAGACAGGACGATCTTGGGAAGGGCTTCGGGTGGATCCGTCAACCGGGCCGGATATCTTTTGAGCAACAAAAGTTTTATCCTTTTATTCTCCCCGAAAGCAATCGACCGTCACCCTATGGTAATTGTCAGAAAAGCGGTTCCGATGGTAAACGAAACCGCATCCTTAAACCTGTCTTTAGCCGAGGAATTTGGGATAGGGGTGGTTTTCCACGCAATTCCTGATTCAAGCGGAAGATTGTACGATATCGGAAAGAGGGAGGATCTCACTTTATGATCGATTCCTTTATTCTGAATTCTGATCTTTTGGCCGATTCTGGTTTATTGGATGATTTGGCAAAAGCGGTTCTGGTTACAAAGGCAGAGTCCTTTCTGAGGGCGGGTGGAATTCTCCTCCTATCTGATTGGTACTCCATGTGTCAGGATACTCAGGATTCATTTGTAGTGGCTGGAAATCGGATTACGCGGGAAAAAGCGGTGCTTGGAGGTCTTTCCTCTCAGAGTAAGGATTCTGCTCTCCACATCATGTCGATGAATGATGACGGCAGCATGATGGTTAGGAATGCGATAAGTTCGGTTTTGGATATGGCAGAATTCGCAATCGGGAGGGGTGGGGAGGTTGCATCGTGAATGTTTGGCAAATAGTTCGACAACTAAAATACCTCCTATTACAACGACAGTGGGAGGGGTCGGGATCAGACGTATTTCAGGATAACAGTGTGGTGATAACCGTTGCTCCAGATGAACAAGCACTTGCTGTCCTTATTCCCCCCATTGCGTTGATTCGTCCTCTTGGTGCTCAGTCGGATCCAATGCACGACGAGGAGCCAGATCTTATCCTTCAGTCAATAGCGGTTCGATTGAGCGTTACAGTTCCTGGGGATCCTCTGGGTCAATCCGCTTTGATCGGAGGGGGTCGTCAGTCTCAGACAGATTCTCGAGGGAGGGGATTGCTGGAGGTTGAGGAGGAACTTTACGCATCAATCGGTAGCCTGAACACGATCAACGGGGTAGTGATCTACTCACGGGCAAAGAGCGAGGCAGAAGCAGAACTGGATGAGGATAATAGGTACTCCTGTATTCGAAGTTACTTATTTGAAGCTCTTGCCACTGCCGACCGCTTTTATCATCCGGTTATGAGTTTTGTTGCGACTGATAATGTGTCTTCAACTTTTTGTGATCTGAACTGGACATCTGCCCCTATGCGTTTTGATTCCCGTGGGGTCAGAATACTGAGAAAATCGGGATCAAGTCCAGCCACAAATCCTACTGATCTGTCTGCTTCTGTAGTTGCAGATGGTTCAGCTTTTCCAGCCGTAGCAGGATACTGGAGGGATAGGCCAGGGACTGGAACATATTCTTATACCATCTGGGCCACTTATGATGAATACGATTCGGGTACAACCGAGAGATACAGTAGTTACATGACCTCTACGGTTGCGGTGACCTGATGGCGGGAGAAATGCCAGATGCAAAAATAGTCGTTCAACTCGATACGGAAGGTGCTCTTAAATCCTTGATGGACTTAGAGTCCCGAATCAGAGAAACCGATCTCCGGTTCAAGCGTTTCGGTAAACTTGTAGATCGAAGGCAGGACGCAGGTCCTGGTGGAGAAGTCCCACGGGCATCCGGCGCAGATTCAGCCCCTTCTGTAAGTCAGTCGGAGAGAAGAAGAAAAGTAAGGGGGGGATTGCTTGCTGGCAAACCACAAGTACCCAATCTCGCGAGACTCATTGCCAGAAAGGAATTGGATCTTTTCGCGGCAGGGGTTTCTGCTCTTCCGCTTGTTGGTCCCGTAGGTGCTCGGGCAATTAAATTTGCGGGAGATCGGGCAATTCCTTTGCTCCAATATGGTCCCGCAATGGCAAGTTCCGCTATAGCAGAGGGGAGGGAAATGGCTAAAAGAAAGGTTTCAAATTTATCCATAAAATTGCCATTCGGACCCACACTCTCAGCCCACGAAATGATAGATGAGGCATTCGCAGCATTGAATGTAATACTGGAAGAGACTTCGAACCACATGGCAGATCTTGACGCAAAGCAAAAGGCATTTGAAGGCACAATAAATTCGTTTAATCAGCTAATGACCGCTCAGTGGGGTGCTGGAGTTTTAGATCCAGAGGGACAGGTTGGGCAATCAACTGATTTTGCTAAGAGTTTTCTCAGGGCAGCGTGGGATCTGGAAGAGATGAAAAGGAAAAAGGAAATTACCATGCGAAGATTTCTTTATAGAAATCTCGGTCAAGCTGCTCCAGCAGTCTTGAAACAATTTGCAGGGGGTAAATAGAATGCCAGCGGTAGATCGGGAATTGGCAATTACCTACGGATCTCTATCAATCGGTGGAAGTACCGATAGGCTTATAGATGGGTATGTTCGGATAGAAAAGGCTTTTGCTACCTCTTCTGTTGAGTTTGATTTTGTTATCTCTGCAACATCAGAAGCGGCATTCGCTACCGAAATTTCTACTGTGGAATCCGCACTTCGGACCCCCTTTAAGGATCTTCTGATTGAGCAGGGTTCAAGCACAATATTGGACCTGAAACCTTCGACGGATACCGGGTTAAATACTCAGCCTGTTATCATGAAATCCGAGGACATTAAAAATACCGGAAGATCCAGGAAGTATACGGTTCGCATAGATTGCGAAATGCCAGCGGATAATGCTCCGACTTCGGGAATTCGAGAGTCCTTGGTGAATGTTGCTTACTCACCATCCCGAAGAAGAACGGTAACCATTTCGGGGGTTGGAACTGCCATTGCTGGGACCGACGCGAGGGCAAAGTATGAGGCGATTATCGGCACATTTTGCACAAGCATCCTGACCGCTCTCGGGGGAACGTATGAGCTCGGAGAGGAACCCGTAACCGAATCCGACTATGAAGACAAGACAATCAGATTTAGTCGAATTTATGACGAACTGATTTACTCTCAAGCTGGATCTGGAGATCACGCAAGTATTGTAAGACAGGAAATCCAGATAACTCGATCTCAGGTTGGTCCGGGTGATAGCAAGGGATCGTCTCAAGTTGAACGTCTTGTGAATTTGGCTTGCACTTATAGCGCATGGATTGATAAGACGGTTACTCAGGATTTAAGGGGAACTTGGTCTTCGATTAAGTCATGGGTGTATAGGCAAATTCAGACTACTTTTGCGTCTGGTTCTATTGCTATTATCGAATCTTCTCCATCCTACGATTATGACAACAACCGAATAACCGTCACCATTCAGGCAGTTGGTTCAACCGGATCGTTGATTATCGAGTATAGGGAGACGTTCAAATTCTCCATGATAAGCGGGATTGTTTTGGTTCCGGTATGGTCGGGAGATATGTGGGACAAATATTCCTATCAGGGACCAAGATCCATAAAGAAAACCACTACCATCAATAAGAGGTTAATCGACAATGGTGGTCTTTTGCCGCTCTCGCAAACTTCCGCAAACGATTATGACGTAGAGAGATTTGGGGTGAAGGGTGGTTTAGATTGGATCCCTGTATCCTTGGACGAAACTTCCACTCCCTTGGTTATTGGTACAGATAACGAGACTATCGACGTTATAGAAATAGCGACAGTTAAGGTTGAGGAAGGGTACAAAGACAAAAGAGGATCTTCTGGGTATTCGGGTAGCAAGGAGGAGGCAATTTACGGATGATCTCTCCGAGTAAGGCAACCCTGAACGGTTATCCGATTCTTGGATCATCCCCGGTTACTTGGTCCCTTCGGGCTGGAGTTCATCCGGTTACCCAAGTATTTGACATGACTCCCGATGATGCCGAGGCATTGGTTGGTGGGACGGTTGTCGGGAAAATAGATCCAAAACCAGCGGATCCCGGTGGGGTTCTTGTTGTCGAGAGTTTTGGTCCTCCAGCTAAATATAAGATTTCTTCTCCCAGTCCTGCCGTTGCGGGTCGTCCCGGCAAAATCGAAACGGTAGAACTTTGTATCGAAGCCGGGGGAAATAAGGTCTCCTTCAAAAATCTGTATATCACAGGATATGCCCCCAGAATTGTTCCCCATATATCAAGGGTGACAATTAGCGACAGGAGATGGTTGTGGGGATATGGTCATGTGGGACCGCGACGATACAACTGGAGAAGAAGGGGAGGCTATAAAAGAATAGTGGACCCGGCTACTCCTGAGACCATACAGGACGTTCGGGATAACGTGTGGTATGCGGGATTCTCGTTGTTTGTTGAGCCTGGAGAAAACAATGTCCCGGCTTATCGAAAATGGAAAGCGTCTGAGCTATTGGATAATATTTTNGGTTCTGTTGAAGAAATCGAAAATGAATATAGCGGAAACTCCTTTTCTTTTGGGGGAGAGTCCGACTTATTTGGTGATATCGGTTGGGAGGGGGCGAAAAGGTCTCTTGACGAGATTCCGATTGAAAATCTGCTAATCGATGATAGTGGAGATAAGGCGATTGAGAGAGCTCTCGCATATCTTCCTGGGTGGAATGTTTTCATCGACCCGGACGGCAATCCTCGA